AGCCGCTAATGGACAAATCTAAAGCCAAAAAAGCCGTCAAGAAGTCGACTGAACGTAAGCAACAGGCAGAAGCCCAAGCTGCTGGGGCGATGCTGGCTATGAAAGCAGCTGGTGGCGGGGCGATTGATCCTGAGATTCAAGCGGCACGGATTGACATGCAGCCTGCAGACGGCTACGTGAATCCTTACCACGCCATGGGCTCCATGGCGCCGATGATGTACTCTGCCGGCAATATGCTCGATGGATACAATTATCCCGTGATGGTAAATCCGGAAGCTTAATAATCCGGATTGATAAAGGATTGCTATAATTTTTTTAATGGAACCAACAGTTCCAGAGTTAACAGCTTTGGCTGTTGAGTTTGAGATCGCCTGATCTCAGGTATCAGCTTTCCCTACGCTGAGAAACCAACATGTTTATTGATAACGACTTTCCCAAGCTGTTGGGTGCGGAGCTGTACCGCCCCCATCCGGCTTATATCGTGGAAATGGCTTGCGAGCCTGTGGTCGTCCACGACTTCACCAAACAGCCTGGTCAGACCGTTCAGCTGGATCGTTACCGCTTCTGGGGTAACCCCGGTACGAAGACCAACCGTGAGCGTACCCAGGATCAAACCATCGGTACTGCTAACAGCCGGTCCATCGTGAAGGACAAGGTGCTGGTGTCTCTCCGTGAGTACACCGGTCCTGCTGACCCGAACAATGCCAACCTCCCGAGCACCTTCAAGATTGCTCGCGAGACTCTGATGACCGCTCAGCGTCTGCTGCTGGACACCGGGAACCTCAACATGTTCCACCAGTCCATCGGTTCGCTGACCCTGCTGGATGACTACCGCCGCTGGCGCGACCGCGTGTTCCTGGACGAACTGTTCAAGGCCGAATCCCGTGGTCAGTCCTCCGACACCCAGGGTGGTTACTACTATCCGAACAACCACGCCAAGACTGGTTCGACCACTCTGGCTACCTATACCGCCACCGAATACGCTTCCGAGCGCTTCAAGTTCAACGTTAAGACCGACCTTCTGAACGTTGTGAAGAGCCTCCGCAAGCGCAACGTGCCTGTGTTCGCCGACGGCTACTACCGTTGTATCGCTGATCCTTCCTTCATGAAGGACCTGCGTGCTGACCAGGGCTTCCGTGAAGTGGCTCGCTATCCTGGCGCTGGCGTTCCCAACCCGCTGATGGGCGCCATGGCTCCTAACGCCGCCATCTATGGTGGTGGTCAGTTTGGCCAAGCTCAGTTCGTGGCTGGCGAACCTGTGATGCCTTCCGGCTTTGTGTTTGAAGGTGTGCGGTTCTTCGAATCCACCAACTTCCCCAGCAAGTCCATCACCGTTGACATCAACGACGGCGACGGCTCTGTTTCTCACGACACTCCTCCTGCCCTGTTCTTCGGTCCTCAGGCTGTGGGTGTGGGCATCGGTGGTCCGAACGCTCAAGTTCTGATCAACAACAACGATGACTTCAGCCGCTTCATCATCCTGATTTGGCAGCTGTACGCCGGTTTCGCGAACCTGAACAAGGACTTCGTGACCTGTGCCTTTACCATTACTGAGTGATAAAGGAGGTACTTAACAATGGCTGCTTACAAAGAAGAAGCCGGTGCAATTCTGCAACCCGGTAATCAGATCAACCGCCTCTCCTCCTACAACACCGAAGGTGTGTATGGCTGGCCTGGCGTTGAAGCTTACGAGCTGATTGGCTACATCAAGATTGATAACCTTTCTGCTGATAAGGCCAGCTACAAGAGCTTCAACATCACCATCCCCTCCCCCGACCGTCGTCCCGATGATCGGGTGCGTGACAACCGCACCACCCTGACTGTGCAAGCCAGTGCTGATCGCCCGGCTTACATCTACGGTGCGTCTCTGGCACTGGCTCAGGACATCCCCGCTGGTGGCCTGGCTGGTTTCCCTGCCTCCCCTGTGACTGCCGACCTGCTCGGCACCAACACCGAGGTCCTGCTGCTGGGTCCCGACAACTCGGGTAGCCCCTTCGGCGTCCCCTCCTCGCAGGCCAACGGTCTGGCTGCTGCTAGCTCCAGCCTGACCATCGGTGCTTCCGGCATTGCCCAGGGCACTGGCGACACCACCAACGGCGACCTGCCCTTCTGGACCACCGTCACCACCGCTGGCATCACGGCTGCTAACGCTGCCAACTCGATGTTCTACAAGGTGACCTCTGACCAGCTGTTCAAGGTCTACAACGTCAACGCCATCACTGATACTTCCGTGAACGGCGACGGTGTGTACATCAGCGCTGATGATTCGACCGCCGGTAAGGCTGCTTACCTGCTGTGCCGCGTCAACTACCTGCGTCCTGCTACTGCCGTGTCCTGGAACGATATCCAAGGTTTCGTCGATTTTGCTTCCCAAGTGGGCGGCACCGACAGCTGATCTGTCAATCGATACAAGTGGAGGGGCTCTTCGGGGCCCCTTTTTTTGTTTCCTGTTGTTGGTTTGGGTTTAGTTTGTTAGGCTAAGCAGAGACTAAAATTACAACGATGCTGTATCAATACCGTGTAACCGGCGGTTTGGTGGAAATGATTGCGAAGCACGGCGATGGGATCGTCATGTGCATCGATTCCCAAGATGAAGTTCTTTACATCGATGAATCTGATCTGGTTCCGCACCTGGATGCGACCACTGAGCAGATCAAGACCGAAGAGCGCTTGACCGCACAACTTGCGTCAGAGGGTGTGAACCCAGCGATTCCTACGAAAAAGGAGACCTTCCCGTTAGATACGCGGATGAATATCAACACCGCCAGCGCCCGACAGATTGCGGATGCGCTTCCTGGTGTGGGACTTAAAACAGCGCGAGATATCAAAGACCTTCAAATGTCGATGCCTGGTGAACGTTTCCAAAGATTGGAGCAATTGAAGGGTATCAAACGTGTTGACTGGGATGAAATTTTTAAAGAGAATTTAGTTCGCGTCGAGTAATTATTTGCGCGTGCTAGTGTGTTACTGGGTACATCTGAGATGGTGTACCTGTAACGCATTTCGTTTCAGTAATGCAACTCGATACCTTCCTTAAGTCTAAAGTCCGCTGGCACCTAGGTTATAACCTGACGTCTGTCCCGGCTGGTGACCAAGCGCGTCTAGAGGAAGCTGTCAACAACATCCAAGATTCGTTCTGGTATTCGAAAATTGTCGAACAGATCGGTCGGTGCGACGAGGCTGAAAAGCGCACTGACATGACTGGCAGCGTGAATAATAATACCGTCCCACGTAGTCGTATTGAGAGCATAGCCGGTGACGTTGATCGTACGATTGCGACCTCTGATTTCAGAGACACGCTGAAAACTTGGACGGCGATTTATTTATACGAGACGGATCGATTAGCCCTACATCTGTATGTCCCCAATTACCGAAATCCCGAGCAAGCTCGGTATCGGTTCAACCGAGAAGGCGCTGAATTCATTCAAGCGCTCCCTGGCCCTGCCGACGTTGCTGTCGGTACTCGCCTTATGCTTTCAAACGATTTCCGCTAACGCCGCGTATTCAGCCCTACGTATGCCTCCCGACTTTCGCGAGATAGCAAGACAAAAAGCCCAAAAGTATGGGCTTCTTCCTCAAGTTTTTGAGCGCCAGATTCAAGCAGAATCTGGATTTAATCCAAAAGCTGTATCGTCTGCCGGTGCTCGTGGCATCGCTCAGATTATGCCCACAACCGCCAAGGGTTGGGGTGTTAATCCTGACGACCCGGTTTCCGCATTGGATGCTGCTGCCAAGAATATGGCAGGGTACATCAAGACCTATTTAGGCGGTAAAGCCCCTGGTCAAGAAACGGATCCAGTCAAATTACGTCAAGCGTACGAGAAAGGTCTTCGAGCCTATAACGCTGGTCCTGGTGCAGTAGAAGCCAGTAAGCGATACGCAGAGACTAATCGCTACGTCCAAAAAATTATTGGTCCTGATAATTTCAGTTTTACTGAGGCGATACAGGGTGGTCAGCCTACTAAACCACAAGAAACGGCTGCCCGTGGTCGGACCTACCTTATTTTTGCTGATGAGGAGCCACAACGAGATCCAGCATCTTATTTAGATGATTACATCTTGAACATGGCGTCAGGCAGATCACCACAGATCAAATCTTCCATTGATCCGACTGCAATGTTAACCGCTGCATTTTCGCAGACACCAAAATATATTGAGGGTTAATTAGTATGGCTTCGTTAACAGATGTCGGATATGTAACTCCAGCTGGTCAGGATGTTTTTCCAACGACTGGTCCCCATCTAGATGTTCGCGTTTTAAAAGACGGTAAATATGTAGATCCAGGTACAATCCGATCTCTGTTAACTCGGCTAAAAGTTGGAAAAGAGCGTAAATCTCTTTGGCAAGAAGAAGCCGGCAAATGGTCTCCAAGTTACACCATTACATCTCCATTTGGTCCACGTAAAGCCCCCACCAAAGGGGCCTCTACCCAGCACATGGGGCAGGATTATGGTATTGCCGGAGGCACTCCCTTAGCCTGGGAGGGCCCCGGCTCCTTTACACCTGGTAAGGGGTACGGGACGATTAAGACTACGGATCCGCAGGGTACTCCTTATGAGATCCGCTTGCTTCACACAAAAGGTGGTAAACCAACGGAAGCGGCACCAGCAATGCAGCCAACAGCTGCTCCCGCTGACACCTACATTGTTATTGGCGGACGCAATAAAGAATTAACCCCAAAAAGTTTCTTAAGTTCCTACCTTCAACAATCTTTGGCTGCCGAAGCCCCAGAAGTTCGCTCAATGATCGACCCGGTCTCAATGCTGACTCAGGCTTTTGCTCAAACCCCTAACTACCTAACCTGATGAGGTTTGCTGCTGTCCCTGGTTATTATCCGAGTTTTCCTGTGACATATCAAAATATGTACCAGGATCACCAGTTGACCACGGCTGGTTTTAGTGATCCATTTAATCCTAGCCGCCAGGAAGTTGAGAAGCGTTGCGGCTATGTTGTTGGATACAACGGTGTAAATGATCCACGTTATCAAATGAATAACCCGTCATATATGCGAGAAGTTGATCGCAGTTATAGCGACAGCATTCCCCCTGTTATTCTTAATAAAAAGCCAGTCCAAAATCAGTTCTGATGGCCTACACAAAACCAGAACTTCGAGAGCGGCTTAAGAACAGGATAAAGGCCGGGTCTAAAGGTGGTAAACCTGGTCAATGGTCGGCACGTAAAGCCCAACTTTTGGCGCAAGCTTACAAGAGAGGCGGTGGTGGCTATAAAGGCGAACGGACCGAAGGACAAAAATCCTTAAAGCGGTGGGGTGAACAGAAGTGGATGACAAAAGAAGAATACGAGAAAAAGAACTAGAGCTGAACTAAAATAAAAGAAAATATTAGCGATCATGGCGGCAGGTTATTATTTTCAGGATACAATTTTTAGCAATAGTCCCGCATTAACGGCGGCTGGGCTTGGTACCACTATTGAAGTCGGTGTTAATGACCTGTGTAGCACAACTGCCTACACCATGATTGTAACGGTGGCCACGATTAACACTAATGTTGTGGTTCGCTTGGAGGGCAGCATTGATGGGACCAACTACGCACCGATCATTGCAGATCAAACTATTTCCAGTAATGGGACCACTGTGTACAGTGTGGGCGATCGGCCTGTTAAATATGTTCGTCCTCGCTTTGTTAGTGAGTCTGGCGGCACGGCTGCAGTAGTGACATTCAGCGTGGCGGCTGCGTAATGGAAAATAAAGTAAAGATTCTGCTTAATAAAACTGTTACCGAGGTAGGTGAATCCTGTCCTCGTGCAACGACTGATATTGAAGAGAACATCAAAAATCGAAATTGGACTATTAAAAACTTTGCCTATGGTCCCTTAAACCCAGATGTTCCGGATCCCGGCTTTTGGGAGAAGAAGGCGGAGATGTGGAACAGTGATGTAAACACTGTCATGTCTGCACGCTGTTGTAATTGCGCTGCATTTGATCAATCTCCAAAAGTTATTGATTGCATCATTCAGGGAATCAATGAGAAAGAAGCGGCAGATCCTTGGGATGTACAAGAACGCGCAAACCTTGGCTATTGTCAGTTGTTCAAATTTAAATGTGCAGGGTCACGCACTTGTGATGCATGGCTTTATGGCGGATCAATCCAAGAGTAATGGCTGTCGACAAGGCTATTGAACCTGGTAAAAAAGGTACCGAGCGTTACCTTCCAGAATCTGCGTGGTCAAAGTTAACGCCAGAAGAACGGCGCCGTACAGACGAGAAAAAACAACGAGAATCCCGAGAGGGTAAGCAATTTGTTTCAAATACTGAACGAGCAAAAAAAGCTCGGCGAGCAGTAGAACTTGCATCGAGGAGGAAACAAAATGGATAAAGCTGGTACTCGAATGGGCTATATGCTCGGTATATCCCAAAACAAGCGTCCGTCTGAAGCCCCCCTAGCCACCAACCAGGGCGACTTCCAGGGTTTTATGGCTGCAGATCCAACTCTACCTGGAGGTGGGGGCGGATATTTGGGAGTCGGTGCCCGATTACCGCGTGAGCGGAAATCTCGGCTCGCTGGGGATGCATTTAATTTAAACTTAATAGGTAGTACCGGTAATCCACCTGCACTACCTGCACCTTATATTGGTGGTGCAGAATTGCGTAATTTAGACGTCGTCATTTAATTTGTTATGGGAGCCTCTCCTTCCGGAACTTCTAATATTTCAAAAGGAGCTATTGCTGAAGCTCAAGGAGCAGAAGCAGGTGTTTCGGCCCCTCAAAATGACTATGTTCGTCAAATTCGCGATTCGGTCGTTTCCAGGGTCACTGGAACTGGTGGCGTTCGCATGGCCGGCGATCGCCTCAGCCCCCTGCAACCTGTAACTAGTATGGCGGAAGAAGCAGCAACGATGAAATACTCGCCAGACAAGGTTAGCAAGGCTCCTGGCTCTCAGTATTTGGCCTATAGTTCCTCTCCTGTACGCACTACCGGCGTTTAATTAAAATGTCCAAAAAAGGTTCGATGCCGCCCGAGTTGCTGGCTCATTTCAAAAATAAACAAGAAGAAAAAGAAGGTTCACCCGAAGACAAAAAGAAGGGTGATAAAGAGCGACGCAAGGAGGCCGTAAAGAAAGCTCGCGTTAGACTGGAAGAACAGAAGCGGGGGCGTAAGCATGACAAAGAAGAAAAAGTTGGTAAAGAAGGCGTTAAAAAAGCCTGATCTTTACACCCCAGCAGAGCTCCAGTATTTTCGGCTTTGGTTAGCCAATAAAAAGAAGCAAAAAGAGGCCAAGAAGGCAACTGCGCTACAATAAGATTTAGTCAGAGATAGCGTAAAAGAGCTAATGTCGTCTTCAAGCTCAAATAAGCAACCGCTTTTGGTTGATCGGCCGGCAACCACGTCCACCCTGGTTACCGTTGCATCTGGCCAAGCATTTTCGACCAGCCTGGTACCGACTGCCGTTGGTAATGCCACCAAAGTATTTGACGTTGACTCTTCTCTGACCGACACCTCGATCAGTGGTGCGTATATTGACGAAATTTGGTTCCAATACAGTAAGCGAAATATTGAGTTTATTGATGCGGCTAGTACGACGTCTGGAACGTATTCTGCGGACAGTACTAATGTCGTTGTAACGATCAGTGCCGGTCATAACGTCCAAGTTGGTCAAAAAGTCTGGCTCGACTTTACCTCCTATAGCTCTGGTACTACTCCAATTGACCAGGCCGTTACCGTGACGGCTGTCACGCCGACGACTTTCACAGGCACTATTCCTAGCATTTCTGGTCCAATTACGGGTAACGTCAGTTGCCGTCTACCCCTGGACTTCTGCTTCTATCTGGTAAATACCGGCACGATCACCAATACCAACCAATTTTTCCCACTGTTTGTTTCTAGTATCCCGGCTGTTTACGAAAACCAAACTTACAGCTTGACTCTCAATAATGTTTTGCCCTTGATCAACCACCCCGTTGTTCAAGCTGGCGCCAACTTTACCAGTGCCAACAGCACGACATCCCCCAAGACTCGTGGTTTGATCCTCCAGCGAGGGCAGGCCCTGTATGTTGCCGCAAGTGGAGCAACGTCTCTGACCAACGGTTTTTACATCGGCGTTCAAGCCGGATTCTATTGATGTAGCCATGCCATTCGACGTTGGCGGATTTGATCCTCCGTCGAAGAAAACTTTTAGTGGCAAAACGTTTGGTAATTTTGAGGATCCAAATCAGTTTCGAGCTGTAGAGGATTACGCGAAAGAAACACAAAAATTTAATTTTTTACCACAAAATAAAGATTTAAAGAGTCGAGTTCGTTTCTACGATTACGATTCTTTGTGGACTCGTTGGCGTCGCGGATACGAGCTGTATACCATCACTCAGAGTGTCCTGGGGTCATTCGCTAATGAACGGCGTAGACGGGGTGATTTCCGCATGTACTGCGCTTTCCAGCAGTTCCCCGGCGTGTTTATCCCTGGCCGTGTTTTCACGTTCCCAACAACAGACAAAGAGATCAATGAGCAGGTTGTTGGGATGCGTGATGCAAATGCGTTTAATTTTTATAATTTCGGCTTACCCATTCTGGCTGTTCGCTATTTGGCGGATCCGGTTACTGCAACATATTCTCAATCTGGGACTACGTTAACGATTTCGTCTCCGGATCACAATTTGTTGATTGGTGAAAGTGTTTATTTAGATGTACTCACCGGAGCAAGTGTTGATGCAACTCTAACCGTTGTCTCTACAACTCAGAATACTTTTACGGTAACAGCGGGTAGTCCCCTTACGACAAGTGGTAATTTGCTTTACTATTTGACCACATCTTTTTCTGACCCACGTTGGACAACGTCTCGTGTTCGGCTGCGTTCTATTCCTGTACCAGTCAGGTTTTTTGCTGGTGAGCGTTTAATTGATCGTGTGGTCGAGAAAGATCCTGGAATCTTCTCTACGTATACCAGGACGGGCTCTCTCGTAACAATTAATTGCACATCCCCCCACGGTTTATCCACTGGAAATCGAATATTTATTGCCGTTACCAGTGGGCTAGTCTCATCTGGTCAATACGATGTGACAGTTACTAGTCCTACGCAGTTAAGAATTACTACTATTGACAGCGGTGTTACAAGCGGCAATTTAATTCTTAGCCGGTTAATCCCTGGGTTCCGGTATGACGATTATGTAGGATATACCGTTACTGGCGTTGATGTTACAACCAATGAGATTATTTTCCAAAAAGAAGATAGCTACGGAAGTATTCTTGTTGACAATAAATACGTAACAACAGTTCCGGCTCAACGCGGATTCATTGTTGGCCGCTTTTTGACCACGGAACTACGGTGGCAGTGTTCCTGCCAAGATTTTATGCGCCGCGAGGGCTTTAACTTATACAAAGATAAAACCAGCCAAAGGTTTCCGGTTACCACTATCTCATCCACAAAGCCTGGACAGACTCAAAATGACGACAATACTTTAAGTAATGAGAGAGATATTCCCGGTAGCTTCGCTGATCTTGGTTACTCTGTAATCAATAACTTTTATGGGCTTCCGGATTATCAGGACACCAGTGAGTATTCATATCCAAATCTCTATTATTATCAAATCCGCTGGTGTAAACACATTTATGCGGCAATGTTTTCCGTTGTTCATGATGAAGGAAATGAACCAATTGCCCTTGCCGCTACATATACACAGTCGGGTCCAAATATTACAATCACCGCACCAGATCACGGGTTGGTTGCAAACACTAAAATTCAGCTAGATTTCACTAGTGGAAATGCTTTGTCGGGTCGCTATACGATTACAAGCGTACCGGACAAAAATACGTTTGTTGTTGTTTATCCTTTTAGCGAAGTTACCGGCGGCTATGTAACGGTCAGTAATTTAAGGGAGCATGATTTTGTCAGCTCTTGGATTTTAGAGCCGAGTGATAAACCAATTGGCAATGGGCTCGATGTTTTTTATCGTAATTTTGAAAAAGAGAATGAGAGGCTAAGGCAGGCAGCCGAACGACTTGCAATGATGCAGCAGGGTATGCCCTGGGTTGGGGGTACTTCAATTACTGGATCGCGAAACCAACCAGAACAAGTTGCAAATTACAACACAGAATTAGTCACCATGATGATGACCGATAGCATCCGTCGTGGTATTGACGGTGAATTGGACCGTAGTGGTACTGAAGTCAATACAGCGAACCGGATGCTCACGATGATGAGTAAATTATTTAATATCCAACCAACTTTGATTCAGGATACAAAGCTGGGGATGTTGGATGAGCCCTTGGTGAACTATGTACCCGATTTTGAATTTGGTTTGATTATTGGAGGCACCTATCTAAACGGTGTTCCCGTCGAACCCGCTTCGCAGACGAGTCTGATAGACTGTGAAACATATTCGCCTTTAACCGCCCAGGATACTGTTGTTGATGGCGGTTTGTATATTAATTCATAGCGATGGCTGTTCAGATCTTGTCTCGTAGGTCGTCGGTCCTTTACGACAGACCATTTCCGATTCGATTGGGTGTAGCCGAGTTAGCCGTTAATAATAATCCCGGCGATCCTGGATTGTATTTTGCTGACAATACAGCGACCCCCTCTACTGGTTTAATCAAGGTTGGTCCAACATTTATCGGCGCCACATCACCGAACACCCCAGCGGCTGGTTTTACCTTATTTAGTAAAGGAGAGTCCTGGCTCGATACATCAAGCACCTATATCTTCAAACTGTATGACGGTACTACGTGGAGAACGCCGAAAGCAGTAGTCTCTAATAGCAACGGAAAACCGGTCAACCCAACCGATGGGCAACTTCACTACGACCAGCTAATCCCCGGATTGTTTATGTATAACGCGGCTACTGCTGCTTGGATTGCTATTTAATTAGTGAGGATGGTTAAGGATATGGTCCAGGATCCGATCTAATTTTATATGTACCGCCTGGACCTCTCTAAGAAAGTCCTCTTTCAGTACATAATCACGGATCACCCGGTCTTGGAAACTATCCAAGTTCCGTTCAATTATTTCAAATCGACGTTCAATACGGCGATTAAAATTGCTTAAAGCCCTGGACAGACCAGCAAAAGCGCCGATACTACCAGATAGGACAGCCGCGATTAATTCTGGCGACACTTTTACTGTATATTTTTTCTTTATTCTAAAGTAATTACCAACTTAGAATGTGTTTACGAAGGTAGAAGTCGATGTCAACCGGATACGAACCAAATATAGAGGGCGCGATTGCTGTTTTGGTTGATCTGATGACGGCCAACGAGTTCACGATGACTCGTCGACCGTATGAGCCAAATTATCGGGGCTTGGTTGACGCGATTATTGACCTTAAAGAAGGTTTTCCTGTTTTTGCCCCCTCTCGTGTGGGTTTTGATGCGGTTACGTTTGAGGCAGTTACTGATGGTGCCGCTCTTTACATGCGCATTAGTGACGGGAAAGTTGGACTGGCCCAAGCTGACGGTACAGTCGACGAAGCTTTAGTTGTGGGCTTTGCAGATGCTGCAGCAAATACCGGAGAAACCGTCAAGGTTTTGGTTGCTGGCATCAAAACAATGCCTTTTGTTGTTGATCCTGGGGATGTTTATTTCCTAAGTACTACAGCTGGAGCAATTACAACGACAGCGCCCTCTGTTGCTGGTCAATATGTTACCCGTGTTGGAGAAGGTGCCACCTCTACCGACTTTAGTATTCAATTAGAACCACCTATCCAGTTGTCCTAATGCCTGGCGTTAGTAATTACGAGCCATACGCTCCCAATAACCAAGGACTAACTGAGGCACTGATTGACCTCAAATCAACTATGACCGGTAAACCTGTGTATTCAGTTGCCGGATTTCAGGCTTTGGCATTTGAAAATGTTAATCAAGGCGAAGCTCTTTATGCTCGCTCTAGTGATGGCAAGGTAGGACGGGCAATTGCAAATGATACATTTGACAAGGCGAATGTTGTCGGTTTTGCCCAGACAACGAAGCTGTCTGGTGAATTAGTTCGCGTTTTAATCGTTGGGGTGGCGCCTAATTCTGGATTGTCCCCAGGGGGTATTTACTATTTATCGGCTGCCAGCGCGGGTGCAATCACTTCTACACCTCCATCAACTGCTGGTCATTATGTAACTCGTGTTGGTGAGGCTGTGAATTCAGCGGAGTTAGCCGTCCAGTTAGAATTACCGATCTTATTGGCGTGAACGGTACTGTTGGTAGGATGGGTATAACTAAAGGCGTAATCTTAGAATCCTAAGAGGAGTCAAGTAGAGCTAAAAATGGCAACTAGAAAGGCACTTTGTCTGGTTAGCGGGTTATTTGAGGAGGTCAATACTCCAACAGATAAACTCGACTTTGCAGGCAACTCTACAACTGATCTTGCTGAAGGTACTAATCTTTATTACACCAATACAAGGGCGCGTCAATCAATCAGTGTCACCGACTCAGGCGGTGACGGATCGTTAAGCTACGATAATTCAACTGGTGTCATCACATATACTGGACCATCGGCAAGTGAGGTTCGTGCCCATTTTAGTGCGGCTAATAGCGGTACTGGATTTGGAAGCCTCGCTTACAGTAGTGTTACCGGTACTTTTACTTACAGTGTTGTAACCGCTGCAAATATTCGACAACAAATTTCTGTTACTGATACTGGTGGCGATGGGTCTTTAAGTTACGACAATACAACCGGAGTTATTACTTACACCGGTCCTTCTGCCAGTGAAGTTCGCTCTAAGTTCAGTGTTGCTGTTGGTTCTGGCCTTACTTACAACAGTACGACCGGTGAGTTCGGCACGAGCGCCATTCCCAATTCGCAATTAGCGAATAGCTCGATTACGTTTGGCAGCACCAGCACCTCTCTTGGTGGGACCATAACAGCCCTGTCAATTACCAGTTACACCGCTTCCAGTTTTGTGAATGTGGGTAACGGTGTAGGCTCTGCCGGCAGCATTAACATCGAACCTGGCGCCATCGTTTTTGAGGGGTCAACGGCTGATACATTTGAAACAACCCTTCAGGTTGTTAATCCAACAGCAGATCGGACTATTACGTTCCCTGACGCAGGCGGCACTGTTGCACTTTTAACGAGTCTTTCGGTTGCTGCAGGCTCGGGCCTGACTTACAACAGCACCACTGGAGAATTTGGCACCAGCAATATTCCGAACAGTCAGCTCCAAAACAGCTCAATCACAGTTGGTTCAACTGCAATTGCTCTTGGCAGCAGCTCTACAACCCTTGCTGGTCTTACTTCGTTAACTTCAACGGGGATTACGACTAACGACTCTGGTTTCCGAATTCGGAACACAACAGACATCACGAAGCAAATTGCTTTTGATGCCTCGGTCATTACCACCGGGACAACGAGAACTTATACACTTCCTGACGCTAGCGGGACCGTCGCTTTGCTGACGAGCCTTTCAGTTGCTGCTGGTTCTGGGTTGACCTATAACAACACGACCGGAGAGTTTGGGACTAGCAATATTCCGAACAGTCAACTTCAAAATAGTTCGATTACTGTTGGTTCAACATCTATCGCTCTCGGCGCCACCTCTACCACTCTTGCTGGGTTAACTTCTTTAACTTCAACTGGTATTACCACAAACGATAGCGGTTTCCGAATTCGAGATGATTCGGACAATACAAAACAATTGGCATTCGAATGTTCCGGTATCACGACTGCAACAACCCGAACCATGACGGTTCCGGATGAAAGCGGAACGATATCGACCCAGGATTTTGCCACCGCAATTGCAATTGCATTAGGATAAGATTATGGCAACTCAAGTACAATTCCGTCGTGGTACATCTGCTGAAACCGCAACTTTTACGGGTGCTGTAGGTGAAGTTACCGTTGATACTGTTAAGCAAACTTGTGTTGTCCACAATGCTAGTCAAGCAGGTGGTTATCCCCTCCTCCGGGAAGATGGCACTAACTCTGCTCTGTCTTTGGGTTCTCTCAGTAGCTGTGCTTTAAAATTTGCCTCAGATCCAAATACGGGGATTATCAGTCCCGGCTCCGATCAAATCGCCTTGGTGACAGGTGGTGTTGTTAGACTTACAATAGATTCATCTGGTTCAGTAACCATTCCAGGTAACGCTATCATTTCAGGAAACCTTACTGTTACTGGTACGTTCTCCTCAACCGACAACCTTGCACTTATTGTTGCTCTGAGCTGATATGGCCAATACCTTTAAAATCGAGACCAAAGCCAGCCTGGTAACAGACGCAGTATCGAATACTACTACGAACGTTTTGTCGGCGGGTGGATCTGCAACAGTCATCCTCCTTAGTATTCTGATCTCGAATAAAACCGGTACCAGTGCTAACACTGACGTTTATTTGGTCACTAACACTGGGGACGATGTTTACCTGATTAGGAACGCTCCGGTACCCTCGGGCTCCTCTCTAGAGATCATCAGCGGTAGCAAGATCATTATGGAGGCAAGCGATGTTCTGCGGGCCCGTTCGGATACCGCGACGGCACTTGATATTTCGGTTAGCTACCTTGAGCAGACCTAATTATGGGCCTCACGAGTGTTGGTGATATTGCTGTTCTGTACGAAAAAATTGAACAGCTCGAGGCTTCTTTGATTAAAATTGAAGATTCTCTACAGCTTCAAATTGTAGAGTTACAAGAAATCATCTTCGAGGGTGACATTCTTTCCGAAGAGGATTCTTCCTGGGAGATTGTCCGTAAAAAGCGTGATTATCTTCTTAAGTCGACGGATTGGATTATGACTCCAGGCTCGAGCCTGGATCAGTCCGCCTGGGCCGCCTACCGGCAGGTTCTCCGCGATTTACCACAGACATATCAGAAAACTGGATTAGCTTCAATCCGCTGGCCGAAACGCCCGGCAATGTCAGGTCCTAATACAATAGTAAGTAAGAAGTAGAAAAAACATGGCTTACCTGGGCAACAGTCCTGTACTTTCTCAGCAAGAGTACCGCAACATTGACAACATCAGCGGAAGCTTTAATGGCGTTACGACGTCGTTTCCGCTGTTGGTCAATGGTGTTGCTCCAGTTCCGGCTCCACAATCCTCTAATCAGTGTCTGATCTCGGTTAACGGGGTCGTTCAAAAACCCGATGATACCGGTGCATCCGGTTTCCGTTTAAGTGGTGGAAATATTGTATTCAGTGCGGCACCTACTGGAGGCCAAAGCTTTTTCGGCGTTATTCTTGCTGGTGCAGACTATATTTATGCTGGCTCAAATTTCCCTGATGGTACTGTAAGTGCTCCATCAATTACGTTTGCACAGGATTTAGATACTGGCTTTTATCGTAGCGGTGCAGGTGAAGTTAAATTTACTGCTAATGGTACCAATGTCGTCACTCTTAGCGCAAATAATTTAACGGCGCCAAGTTTTATTCCCACCAGCAGCACAGTTCCCAGTAACGGGGTTTATCTTCCTTCGTCAAACAACGTAGCCATCTCAACTAATGGCACTGGGCGGTTGTTTATCAACAGTGCTGGTAATGCGGTAATTGGCTCAAACACTGTTCAGGCATTTACCGGTTATACAAGTCTGACCCTTGATAACGCTACCAATGGCGGTGTCCTTTGCCTCAATAAAAACGCACTTAATATTGGCAATATTTCAGCAACTGGCGATGCTCTAACTATTGATGCTGCGGGCGGCGGGACAAGTCCCATTGTTTTTAGAACTGGTGCTGCAACAACCGAGCGATTGCGGATCACCTCAACCGGCGCCCTGAACTTCGTCGGCGCAGGCACCGCAGGCTCTACCCAAGCCGTCAGCTTTAACGGCAGCGCACCGGTTAACAGCCTCGTTATTGACTCCAGTGGGCGGGTAGGTCTGGGGACTAGTTCGCCTAGCAATCAACTAGACATTGCATCTTCCGTTGGTGGAATTATTCGCCTGACAGACACTGATGGAGGATATGCCCTGCTTGAAGGCGGTGCTGGCGATCTTGCCTTGCAAGCTGACGTAGGCAATACTCAAGCAAGCTCAAAAATTCAATTCTTTATTGACAATAGCGAAAAAGCAAGACTTACTTCTGACGGCAGATTAGGGATTGGCACTACTGGACCCCTGACCATTTTTGACGTAAAACCAAGTACAAACCGCCATATTGTTTTTTCTGCCAGTTCGACTTACGCCAACAATGCTGTCGTTGGGGTTGACGATGCTGGTGCCGAAATTGCGTTGGGAATAGGTGGCAGCCCGATTCAATTTATTACTGGTCTCAATGAACGCGCCCGCATCGACAGCTCGGGACGTTTCGGGATTGGCACTACTGTTGTTAATTCGTTATTTGAAGTCAGAGGTGCTTCTGACGGGCAAAACATTGTTCACATTTCAAACAATGCAGGATCTAGCGATGGCGGCGCGACAAATGTTATACGGATTACTTGTAACGGAAACACAAACTGGGCTAATGCCCGTTACGACGCATATGGTCATTTCTGGAATGTCAACAGTTCCGAAGCCATGCGAATTGATGGCTCTAAAAGGCTGTTAGTTGGCACGTCTTCCAGCACTGGCATCGGTACAAACCCACAGCTAATCATTCAAGGCTCGTCTGCATCTAATGCGGCAATATTTCTTGGTCGAAATACAGATGCTTCTACGATTACTGCAGGCAACACCCTTGGCTTTATTGAGCTTGGCTCAAGGGATGGAGGAATAGGAGCAAAAATAACGGCAGAAGCAGACGCAACTTGGTCCTCTACGTCTGACTGCCCGTCGCGCCTAATGTTCTCCACTACCGCCGACGGAGCGAGCAGCCCGACGGAGCGGATGAGGATTACGAATGGTGGCGTAACAAAATTAACAAGCACTGGTAGTTATTATGGTGCCAGCAGTGCGTATCACGAATCCCGCATAGCAACCGCAAACAATGTTGTGCATTTGTTTAATCACAATGCCAGCTCGGGATCTATTTACGGAATCCAAATAACTTACGACCAACAAAACAAAAGCGCGTCAACGGCTGACGAATACATTTATTGCAACGATTCTGGCGCCGTGCGAATGAGCGTTAGAGGTAATGGTGGCATTGCTAATTACAGTGGCAACAACGTCAACCTTTGCGATGAGCGCGAAAAGAAAAACATTGTAAATCTGGATAGCACCTGGGACTGCCTCAAGCACTGGGAACTCAAGAAGTTCCACTACAACGAAGATGCCGATGCGGATGACCTTCGCTATGGGGTCATTGCTCAGCAGGTTGCCGACTATTGCCCAGAAGTCATTTCCGAATGGGTCAAGCAAAAAGCTGAACCCGCAAAGCTGGACGAAGAAGGCAACGAGATTGAGCCAGCGAAAGAAGAAGTCGTGCGGATGGCAGTGAAGGAGCAACAGATGATGTGGATGGCCATCAAGGCTCTCCAGGAAGCACAGCTCCGCATTGAAACCTTGGAGGCTGAAGTAGCAGCTCTAAAGGGTGCGTAGTCCTACTCACTAACCATCGATGACCAACTGGCTCTGGCGATCAATTGTCGGGACAGCTGCAGCCATCATGGTTGTATCAACTTTTCAGTGGGCTGCATGTAGGTTCTACGTATTGCCTACAATTTGGCCTTGGTATGCAAGGTACGTAGGCACTCCAGAAGGCGACAAAATAGACCCAGCCCCAATGGGATGCACCGATGTCGATTCGCGGACTATTGCCGTGATGATGGGCGTCTTAACGACGTTAATTAGTTTATCTCGCAACGCTGAATAGATCTGCTACTTTAGTGTAAGCAGATATCAGTATTGTGAAAATTTCGCCCACTGGCATCAAATTAATTAAATCTTTCGAGGGACTAAGCCTCACCAGCTACCTCTGTCCTGTCGGTGTACTTACCATTGGCTACGGTCACACCGGAAATGTGCTTGCTGGAACAAAAATCACCGAGAAAGAAGCTGACGCACTTCTCAAGCAAGATCTCATTAAATTCGAGCAGGCAGTATTAAATTACGTCACCATTGATTTAAATCAAAATCAATTTGATGCACTTGTCTCTTTCTGTTTTAACGTCGGAACCCAGGCTTTCAAGGGTTCAACGTTAGTTAAACGTCTTAATAATGGAGAAAACCCTAATATTGTCGCTGCCGAGGAGCTGCCGAGGTGGAATAAAGGTGACGGAAAAGTTCTCGAAGGTTTAAGCCGTCGCCGTTCCGCAGAGGTTGAATTGTTTTGTAGCGAAGCCCCAAAAGTAAAAGTTGGCTTAATTGATATCACCTCTAAATTTAATACTTGGCTAAAAAAACGACTTGTTCCTTCCGTCGAGCTAGGCCGTGATGAAAAAGCCAATATCTATAAAGGTAGAACAATCCGGAATTGCTTAGTTATTGACCGAAAAGACAAGCACAGCTACGTGGAGCTGGGCTTCGGGCTCGGCAAGTGGTGGATCTACGATGACCACTGGGATGGCCTTGTCACCAAAACAACGATCCATCCTTACGCAGTCGACGGCGACCTTCGCTATCTCCGCAACTTCCCGTACTTCCACCAAAAGGATAATGGCCCCGAAGGTTGGCGCCAGTGTCAAACCAGCAGCATTGCAATGTGTCTGAAGTACTTAGATACACCCGGTATTAACGACGATACTGACTACTTGAAGATCGTTAATAAGTACGGAGACACAATTTATCGCAACCCCCACTTCAAAGCCTTGGCAGAGTTAGGTGTATCCGCTAAGTTCACTCAAACTGCAGACTCGGATGACGTTAAAAAACAAATTGACTCGGGCCTCCCTGTTGTTGCCGGCATTCTTCATCATGGAACTGTTTCTGACCCTTCTGGTGGCGGCCACTTTGTGGTTATTACTGGTTATGGCCGGGATTATTGGCTAGTCCAAGACCCCTACGGTGAACAGGACCTGGTGAACGGCGGCTGGGCTTCAACCGGTGCCGTTGACGGTCGCAATGTTCGCTACAGCTTCAAGAACTTAAACCCCCGATTCTTTGTTGGTGGGGGAGGCTCTGGCTGGTGTTGGTACGACTTTAAACGTTTAAAGTGAAGCTGCTTGTATACTTTGGTTGCAGATTTGAAGACACATGATCGACTCAATCACTGAACTTGAAAAGGGTCTGCGGGCTCAGCAGGAAAGCTTGGCCAAAGACATTCGCGCCGCCGAGTCCTCGCTCATTACCACTAAAGAGGGGTACCTTAAAGTCCAAGGCGCACTTGAAATTTTAGATATCCTTAAGAAAAAAATCGAACAGGATGACGCCGCCAGTTTGGCAGCAGTGATGGATTGATATGTTGGGCGAACTGAACCGAGGACGATATCGAGCCCTTGAGCTGATCGCTGATTATTTGCGTGAACCGTCCCGGGAGTTACGCTTAAACGCTATTGTCTGCAACGTTTCCGACGAGGACCTCCGTTGGGTTTCGGATCGGATGCACCACTTCACTCTCCGCCTCCTCGAGGATGCTGACTATGATCCAGCCGAGGATGAGGAGGAAGCCTTCCTTCGGAATATTGGTTTGACCGACTGATGTTGCAGATCGGTGTGTAGCTGATACATTGCAACAAAATTAACGGCATCGGTGTCTAATAGCCATACGCGACAGTGTAAAAGCTGTTTAGAGACCTTCGACATCAAGAATTTCGCCAATGCCGGAGTGAAGGGAGGAAAAGCGTATTACCGCCATATTTGCCGCAGTTGCCACGGGAAGAACGTGAATGAGAGGCGGCTGGTCATTCGCGCCATTTTTGTTGAGTGGAAGAAAACGTTAACCTGCTCCAAGTGCGGCTTTGACGACCATCGCGCCCTCCACTTCCATCACCACGACGGTAATAAAGAAGCCAACATTGCCGACCTGGTCTCAAACGGAGCTGGAATCGATACTATCCAGAAAGAGGCCGCGAAATGCATCGTTCTATGCGCCAACTGCCACGCAATTGAACACGCCTCATAATCGGAGTGGAAGGATTCAAACCTTCGGCCTGTCGCTCCCAAAGCGACCGCTCTAATCAAGCTGAGCTACACCCCGTAGTAGGAACGGTGGGATTTGAACCCACACTGTAGCGATTTTAAGTCGCTTGCCTGCTTCCGATTGGGCTACGTTCCCTTGCCAGGTCAGCATAGCTCAAAATATAGATGTCTGCACTCTACATTTTTGTCATGGGTTCGTGACAATCCATGTTCAACTGCGAAGATGATCTCCTGGTCAATCTCGTTGTTTTAACTCCGAAACTTGCGCGTCGAAAATTTAGGCAGCACATCTTTGAGGCCTGGGAATGGCGCTGCGCTTACTGCGATAAAGAGCTCGGAGAGCATACAGCCACCATTGATCACATTGTCCCCAAACACAAAGGTGGTCAAAATGTACGTTGGAACATGGCTGCAGCTTGTTCAAACTGCAATCGATCCAAGGCCAGTACGTTAGTCAACGTTTGGTTTACTCCGGATTTACCGATTTATTGCGAGAAAAGACTTGATAAACTAAATAAATGGATGGAGCAAAAACCTTGTTCCATCAAGCTTCCATCGACGGAACAGGCGGTTCCTTACATCTCCAATGATTTCTACATCGGCTGGGTCGCGACCTAACGGAAAAGAGTTTCTGGATGGCTACGTAGAAAAAGCCATTCAGGAGCTTCAGCGTGCGCGAATCCCTTCAGGTTTCCAGCGCTTGGCGCAAGGAGAAGAGGCAACTGATATTAAAACTAAAGCGATGAATCGAGAGATTATCGTTTGATCATGGCTGACCGAGCGAAGGCTAAGCGGCTGGCTGTTGAACGGCTGAAATGTAACAAGCCCGTACGAACACCAGATCATCCGACAAAATCACACGTTGTTCGAGCGTGTGGTGATGATGTACCTGGAGGAGAAAAGATAATTAGATTCGGTGAACAAGGAGCTGAAACGGCTGGTAAACCTAAAGAAGGTGAATCGGAAAGAATGAAGAAAAAACGTGCTAGTTTTAAAGCTAGGCACGCAAAAAATATCGCAAAAGGTAAAGGCTCAGCCGCATATTGGGCCGACAAAGTTAAGTGGTAAAACCCATGGCAAAACCCCAAACAAACAAGACAAGTGCCTGCTACTCCCACCTGGTTCAGTGCCTGCGTGATTCGATGCACCTGTATCAGCAAACCCTGCTTGTCCATTGGGGTTTGATGGGTAGCAAGTTTTACCAAATCCATACGCTGACTCAAATGATTTACGAAGAGATGCAGGAAGCTCTCGACGTAATCGCGGAACATATCCGCTCTTTGGACATTGCGACGCCCAAGACCGTCGAAGACCTGACCTATTCCAACCTCCCCTCCGTCCCCCTGGAAGACTGCTTCAAGCAAGAGGTGATCATCAGCCAGTTGGCCGCCAATCAAAACGCGCTGGCTGACCGCTTCCAGGATTTAGCAGCCATGGCTGAGACCCTTGGCGATCAACTGACGCTTGACTTAGCTGTTGAGCGTGGGCGGGTCCACAAGAAGTTCCAGTGGCTTCTCAAAGCCAACCTGGACGCCTAGAATAAGCAAAATTGGTTTAGCCCATGGGTTTCTTTGAGGGTTACCAGCAGACGCTGGTACAGAACTTTCCTGAGCTTACAGCCCCCGGTTTGACCGATACAATCGACGTATTGGTGGCCAATTACCTGTCGACCCGCAACTACACGCTGAGTGCGACCGTAACCAACATCAACACCTCTGTTGTGGTACGCCTTGATGGCAGCATTGATGGTATTAATTATGGTCCGCTAATCTCAAACACAATTATTGAGAACGGAACTTATCTCTATTACGTTAACGGATTTCCGGTTGGTCATTTACGCGCTAATTTTTATCACGAAACCGGCGGCACTGATGCCGTCGTTAAATTTAGTATTGCCGCTAACTAAATTAAACTCCAGCTGCGGAACCACTTAGTAATTACATATTTGTTTCCACTGAGGGGCGGGCACGCCTCATGCATAGTTTTTAGATTTGGTAGTCCATTTTTATAGAGATTATTCCAGACGACCAGCATTCCCTGTTTGGGCTTTACATGAAGATTTAGGTGCTTGAAATACGTTTCACCACCCTCTTCAACATCATTGAGATAGACCATAGCGGTCCAAGTTCGCTGCCCCATCCATTCGCAGTAAATTTTGTATTCCTTTGTGGTGGGCATGAAGAAGTCCCAGTGCTCTTTATAGTATTGACCAGGCTCATATTTTTGTGCTTGCATAATCTCACCGAGAAAACTATAGAGCCCTAAAGTGTCTACAATTCTCCTGTCTAGCTCCAGGTAAAGAGGGTCGTCAAAGTAGTGCAGGTCTGAGGTTTGGCTGGTTCTGTAGTCTGAAACCAAGCATGAATCTGCGTCATCGGAGACAGTTGAAGGTCTCAAGCGAGTATCAATGAGCCTTATTAACGCCTCACATTCATCTTTGGTTAAAATGTTGTCGTAAGTATAAATTTGAGTAAACGGATAAAAGATCCGATTCCCCGTTTTGGTGATCTTGGCGCCGTAGAAATCTTTGTAATTAATGTCAGACGGCCGACTTCTAAATGAGCACAGGTGGATGACCTGATCAATTTCGCCATCCCCCAGTCCATGGAGCTCCCTCATGGTCCTAATCAGTTGCGTCCTACTCACGCCACCAACCGCTGATTTCATAAATTCCGCGACGAGTTGGTTGCTGATCATTGGTCGGTTTGTCGTCTGTACAATGTATTAGTTAAGCCATTGTTTTTCAAGTGGAAGTTGTTATCTTAACTTTTGGCTTGGTTTTTGGAAGCATCTACAGCTTAACGACGGTTATTTTGGGACAAGAGATCGAGAGCCATGAATCCAACTCCCCACGAACACTTAAAAAATTACGTCACCGAGCATTTAGCAGAGCTGGTTCCGGCCGTTTTTGAGGAGGGTGTTGACCTGCCGTCATTTACGACGGATCAACGCACCAAACCCCTGGATGAACCCCCGTACCGCGTGTGATTGACGATTAATTCAGCGCTGTTAGGATATCTGTAAGGTTTAGATCACCCATGGATGCCGTAGATCTTCCGATGGACGTGGAGTTTTCAATCCACGCTGCCGCCCTAGCCATTCAAAACCTGGACCGGGACGAATTGGAAGAGGCTTTCATCGAGATGCTCCACCAGAAAGCCCTGGACCGTCAAATGTTCCTGGGCATCTTGAAAGACCACGGCATCGACGCCGATATCAATTTCAACTACTCCACGCTCGGACAGATTTCCTAACCACCATGGCCACCCGCACGATCAAAGGTACCCTCGACACGTTCCAAGTTGACAGCGGTTCCGACGTTACCTATCTGGGCAACACCTCTGCCGGTTCCACTGGTGGTCTGAACATCCGTGGATTCCGGGTGAACCCCGGCAACACTGGCGACATCATCGTCAAGCTGGATAAAACCAGCGGCATTAACACGATGGAGATCTTCCAAGAGGACGCGTACACCGCTGGTAATGCTCCGACTGGCTACACCAAGTACAGCAATATCGTGAAGAACGGTTCTGGTAAGGGCGCTGTGGCCGTTACTGTGACCAACGCTGCCAAAGACTACGTGGTGCTGCTAACTTTGGATGGCTATTCTGAAGTTTCCTACACTGGCAGCGTCGTCGTCCCGTAAGAATACTGAAGATTGGAGTGAGTACCCGCTGCTCACTCCGAAAGGAGTTGAATTAATTAAACGTCATACCCAGCCCCGTACCAATTTAGGTATGGGGCGTTTTGGTTCATACAAAGAATACGGAGAGGACATCTGGCGCATTGGATACGGTAGCAAGAAAATAAACAAGCACTGGGTTGGATACCACGAAGTCGCGACCCAAAAGCAGATTGAAGAGCAGCTAATCGAGGATCTAAAAGAATTTACCAAACAGATCGAACCGTATATTTTTGTGCCTTTAAACAAGAACCGAAAGGCGGCCATCCTGTCATTTGCCCACAACCTAGGGGTGACGGGCTTCAAGGAATCACGTCTGTTAGGGCTGATCAACTCTCACGCCAGCAAAAAAGACATCCTCCGTGAGTGGAGCCCATACATCAATAAAATGTGGCGTTCTGGTGGTGAATTGATTATCAACCGACGACGCGCAGAGCTGGATACGTTTTTAGCTCCAGACAAAGAGATTCCCACCTTTACAGAACACAACTGCAAACTCAAGGTTTGCCTGTTGAATTTACCCGAGACTTACACGGGAGTCCATAATCAGATCAAGGCGATTGAGTATCTGGAAGGGAAGATTCTGAGCTGGGATCCATCTGGACATGCCCTGAAGCACTTTTTTCGTCTTTGGAATGAGAAACCCAGCGGTCTAGGATCTCCGCCGCGTCCGGGGATAGATCCTTGATCTGATCTAGCGCGTCGATTAACTGCAGCTCTAGCGAGTAATTGTCTATAAATTCGTCGTATTGCATTCGATTTCAGTTTCTGAATCGCGTTTCAGGGCGATCTTAAGGAGCACTAAGTAGCCCATAAGATCCATTATGACGTCTTCGTCGTTAGCGAGAAGACCAGCCCCGGACTTTATTCTGCTTAGTTTATCATCAATGCGAACAAGGATCTGCTCGACAGCGTTCGCCTTACTAAAGATTCGCGATGGATTTAAAGCTGAATCGCCATATTTTTTATTCTTCTCAATTAGAAGCTCTTTCACCTCGTCACAGATCACCGCGATGTGGTCTTGCGTGTTGAAGAACTGAGTCATGTTCAGGGCTGTCAGAATACCTACATGAAACCACAGCTTAGCCAAACTTACAACGTTGATGCCCGCTACACAGCTGGTAAGGGAGCACTTGATAATTCAGCTGGTAAAGCATTTCTAAATAGCTACATCAGCAGAATGCGAGAGGAGCAAAAGCCTGGCTACGGTTCTGATCTTGGGAATGAGGATAGGTTTATTGTAAACGGCCCAGGCAGCGCCAGTTATAGCTTCCGTAACGCCTTCCGAGCTACACAATAATTCGACCAAGATTCGAAAAAATAGTTCTAAATTTTTCGACAGGGTCTAAATCAAATGTAAGGGGAGGTAGGTAGATAAAATACCCCCAGTGAATTGGTGTATCCAGACGATAAAACCTGGCTCCATGAATTAAGTTTGCCCGATCCGTGGGAATACACATCGGCAGATCCCAGATTTCCGGGCAAACCCTCATCATTTCCGGATAAATCGTGAAGAACAGCGCCTCGGGGATGTTGCGCAGCTTCCACTCTTTATAAAGGCGTCGGAACCAGATCACGGACGGGGCTTTGGCGCCGTGACCAGCCTTCAGGCTCCACCGCCAGGTCCCACGCTCCTTGTTAAAAGAGCAGCGCCCGTAGGTTGGTGGAAACAGGTAGGTGACTCCCTTCCATGGCTCCTCGATATTGAGCCCGTCATCATCCAGCGTATAGATCCGCTTTGCTCTGATGAACTCGCTATTGGCCCGATGGGTCGAGCAGGGATCTAAATCGATATCACCCAACAGGGCATCAATATAAGGTACGTATTCAACTGGAGTCACCCAATCGTCACGGATATGACGAATTCGGCTGAAGTACTTTTCGCGTACTAAAAACCGCTGCTGAGGTGTATTCACATCCGAAGAAACGAATTGTCCGGGTTTTCGTGTTTATAGTGAATTAGCGACATTTGGTCCTTGTCCTGGATGATAAACAAGGATTCCTTACTGGGATCAACTGTTTCTGCTCGGACAATAGCCTTCTTCATCACGTCTGCAGGCCCCTCCATATCTCGACTATTGAAGTCATTAAGTGCGTTCATTAACGCTTCGAGGGGCAGATAAAACATCGAATCTTTGGGATCCTCAGCATCCGGAATGTAAATTACCGCACCAGGACCTTGTAAAGCGTAAAACTTAGAAAAAAATTCACACATATCGATGCAAATTCGTTCCACCACAAGCTTCATCATGGTTTGCTCAGTTTCATTGGGTGCAGACAACATGAGCCTGCTAATCATCTTGTTACGGCGTTCAGTCATGGTTTTCTCCGGTTGTTTAAGTTTACTGCGCTTGTTGTGATTCGCTTGGTTGGGTTTCCTGACTCTTTTTGACGAGATGTCCCAATCCAGAGCGCTTGAGAGTCTCCAATAACTTGGGTAGTGGTTTGTATAAAACCACAGCTTTCTGCATATTACCAATTTTTTTAATCAGTTTCCCGTGCTCATCCCGTAGCTTCGTCAGTTCCCCCTGGCGGATAAGATATTCGGCTACGCAACGATACCGCCGTTTCTCGGCCAGACCAATGTCGGGGTAGCGGTCGCAGATGGTGCTGGTCTTCATATCGCTGAACGTCAATCGGATTTGATCAGCCAGCGACAGGCCCATCATCAGGTCCGTCGTACTGGTTTCATAGCTGGATACAAGCTCAAGATAGCGTCGAAGGTCTGGCGTTTCAAAGCTTCCGGACGGTGGCAGGAAGATATCCACCTGTTCCGCAAGAGAATTAACCAGTTTGTCTTTATAATTTTCGACGGTCACCTCGTTGATGTCGAGCGAAGCGAAGCGATAGCTCTGGTAAGTATTCCCAGCGTCTACGTCCAGCTCAAATTCAGTTTTGTCGAGAATGTCGAGCCAGTCTTCGACCCTGTTCTCCGTCATTGATTAGGCTGCCTTTCGCAAAGTGTAGCTAATTTTTGATGCTTGTCCCACTGCCGCATGTGATCCAGAATCAGCACATACTCGCAGTAAGCGCGTTCTTCTTCCATGTGTTCTTCGAACGTGGTGACCTGACGCCACCGTGGTCCGTATATCTTGGTAAGGTGCTCTATGCACTTCTCTTTAGAGCCACCGAAGTTGGTGGCCTCCCATAGGGCCTTAGCCATTAAACGCTGTTGGGAGGTCATCAGTTGGTATTTGAGCGCTTTAGTGGACACACTGGCTAAGAACTCGCTAAACTCTTCGATATAGGGATATTTTTGACCATGAAGCGTACTCTTACGTATGCCGAACTTTTCTTGATTCTCATTCTCGGACCCCTGGGTTGGATCGGAGCTCAGCATTTGTACGGGTTTGTCACGGATAGAATCAGTGTAGAAGTAAAATTTAAGTAAGACAATGGGTGGTAGCAGGCCTTCGCCTCCAAGTGTGATCATGCCATCACCGACGGCACCGACCACGTATCAATCGACGACCCCACTGGAGAGCTACCAGGATCTCGCCGGTCAGTTGCGCCGCATTCAAGAAGAGACCGGAAAGATCGCAGAGCAGCGGTATCAAGAGGTTGGTACACCTGCTGAACTTGGTGCTCGCCAGGCTGCCCGCCGTCAACTTGAAGCTGCTTCTTATTTAGCGGCTGTCCCTCTTGGCGATAAATACGTCGAAGAATCGACTGGTAGAAAAGATCAGTTTGAGCCTTTAAAGAAAGCTGCTGAGCAGCAACTGAGCGAAGCACAAAAAGAATACGCTGAAGCCCTTAAGAAAATCGGTGAAAAACCGACTCCGACGATTGCTGAAACTCCGTCTTGGGCTCAGCGGACCATTACCAATGTTAGCTGATCGATGGGTCAGACCAAAGCCACTGAGCTTCAGGAACACATCGAGCCTGAAAAAGTCAACTACCGGATGGCAAAAGCAGTTGCCCCGCGTAGTAATCAGTCTTGGCTAGATGCCACCAAGGAAACGAGTGCTGGTGTTGAAGTTGATCGCACACCGGAAAAACGTTGGTATTCCGCAATCCAGCGGGATATGACAGCCGAAGAGAAAGTTGCCTCGGCTATCGGTAGTTTATTTAGGAAATAAATTACTGAAGCGGCTCCGGTTCGGCGTCTCCGACGTATTCAACCGGGAGAGGAAAGGGGTCAATTTGTGGTTCCTCTACCCATTCCTGGTAGGTATCACGTAGAACATCAAATTCATCGTGAGGCATCAGGATGCAATCACCCTGATCAGATTGAATTCGGTAATACTGTTTGTTGTCTCCAACGTCATCCATGATGTTGTCAAAATCATCCATCAATTGCTGTAGGGTGATGACTTTCATGGTTATTTAAACGGTATCAATAGGTTAGCAGCTAACTTATTAGGCTGCAAGGGAGCCGAAATCAATAACCTCCTCTACGCCTTCCGTCACAAGGTCAAAATCCAATGCGTCTTCAACTGCTTCTGCAACAAATCGCCAGTCGGTAATTGAGACGCCGACGGTGATGGAGTAGGTTGTTTCTAAATAACGGATATCGTTGGTGATTAGGAACATGTAGTTCCCTGGATCTAATTTGGTGCTGGGGTAATCGCCGTTTGTTGTCTCATATTCGTCGTCATCGACTCCAGTGGAACTAAACACGTACCCACTGTCGTTAATCGGCAACTCAACCCGCTTGGTACCTTCTTCAACCCTGTAAAAAGCTAATAAGGTGTTGCGATTTGTGTTTTCGGTATATGCAAACTGGCTAAAATTTTGTACAAATTGGATAGACCTGGGGCGAGTCAATCTGATCCGATAAAACGTAGTTTGACGGCGAGATAAACCACCGTGAGTATTGCTTATCGTGATCGATTTGAATACACTTGAAAAATCCCCCAGATCGATAGGCTCGTTAACGTTATCTCCAGGAGTTGCAGGCAGCGGATCACTTCCAAAGTATGAAGTGGGACCGTATGCGGTAGGTCCTGAGCCACCAGTAGGATAGCTTTCAACGGTACCAAGATTGTAATAACCTAGATTTGATGGAATTGTAGTTAAAAATCTCGCCACGTCAACTCAGTAGACTGTAAAGATTAGTCTACTAAACCGCTATACAGCCCATTGGTGCGCCCAGATGCTTGGTATTTTTCCTCGATCAGGATTGCCCGCTGAGGATAATACCCTTCCATTTCAATGGTTTCGACCGTCTCATAGCTGAGGCGCTTTTCCAGGCAACGCAGCTCAAGGAGCGCTTCTTCAAGCGTATCGTAGAAAGGCGTGTAGTGGTTGTCACTTCCGAGCTTCACACAACCATAATATGACCGCTCAGGAAGATGGTAATTTGTTGGGAGGACTTGACTGTTTTTCTGACAGATTTTTTCGATAGGACTCGAAGATGTTTCCATGGGTCAGCTTTATTTCCCCCATACTAGCGGGTTCAGCTAGATCCTTAATCTCCCGAATGTGTAAATGTTTGGGATTACAACAAAACTTTTCGCACTCTGGGCGAGCAAAAACCCTGTACTTTCCGGTGTAGCCACGGCTTAACCAAAAAGCCACCCTGGAAGCAGAATGAACCTTGCCGGAGTGGAAGGGGCTGGGGAAGTAGGCGGTGGATTCGGTGTTGTCTTTTCGCGTGGCGCCGAGCCAAGGCCAGCACTCATCTTCACCTTTGATGTCGACCTGTTCCCAGAATCGTTTGACCTGCCAGTACCAGTTGACGTCAAAGTTGGTGACGTCGACAGAGCAGCGACCTTTTTTCAGTTCTTCCATGCAGTCCAAGCATTCTCCCATGAGTCCAAAGTTGCCCTTGTGGCCTGGGAAGCCGTTTCGATGCCAGGGGCATTCGAGTGTATTGGAGACCTGCACGGCCAAACTGTACTCTCTCGCTTCTTCAGGGTAGCAATTAATGATGTAAGCGCAAATTTCATTGATGAGATTCCACGTCGCCTCGGTCGGCAGCTCCTCTTTGATCTCATTTAGATTCTCATAAGTCTCACCCGCACAGATCCGCCTCGCCGTGTGGTAGGGAACCTTGTATTGCCGCGCTAAATCCAAAACCCGCTTCCCCTCCTGCCGTCCCACCCGTAGCTTCTGAATCAGATCCACCGACAGCGAACCCTTTTTGCGGTTGGCCTGCTGTTGCAGCATCAACTGGCTTTTCGTCCCCCAGAAGTAGTGCGTGGGGTTCAAACAGTAGGGGGAGGAGCAGATGTGACGGCGGATCGCGATCTCATCATCCCCTTGGAATTGACCCGATAGCGCCAGAAGAAGCGGTCTGGCATCGACGCCTCGGTAGATCAGGGTTGTCTTCCTGGAGGTGTTGAAGCCCTCGAACGCGATGTGACGCACCTGGTCCATCGGCCAACACTCGTTACTCGGAAACAGTTTGAGACCAATCTGCAACGCCTGGACGAAGGCGATCTGGTCTGCTGGTTCCAGGTCGAAATTGCGGAAGAGCGTGGTGATGTTCATAGGGTGGAGGCGCTTTTGAAGCAACCATAGCCCAAGAAGCCAGTGATGTCAACGGTTTTCATGTACTACTAATCTGACCAAAATTCCGCCGTTTTTATTATTTTCTTATGAGTTTGGGTTAAGAATTGCCTGTATATTTTTTATACACCTAATTCCTAACCCAAACTGACAAGAGATTAAGCTCTAGCACCGTTCACTTGGTCAGACTGGTCGTACATGAACTCCGCTGCACCCCAATGCTTTTCGCCCCCTAACCGCAAAAATCGGCCATTAACCCTAACTGAGTCTCAATAAGACTCATACTGATTCCGGTTTAACGCAGTAGTTCTCCTCGAAGTGGTGGGCGTAGGCCTGGGCTACATGGTTTGATTCAGCGAACCGACACATCGACCCGCTGGGTGTACACACACGATGAACTTGATTACCGTGTGCATCTTCTCCAAATTCAATCGTTGTACCTTTCGGAAACGTTTGAATAACTTCCATTGCTCTATTCAGCTCTATTAATATTGTAAGAAAGGAATGTTGTAATTAAGTGAGCTGGGTTTCTACTTCTCGCGGCCGTCGTTGGAAAGGTGACGACGGTCAGCTATATGCAAGTGCTGATGCTGAGTTAAAAGCAAAGCAACGCGCACCCGGCTCTACTTTTGTTGAGCAATTAACGGGCACCCGGTTTGTTGAGCCTTTGGCTCGGGCCTTAGATGCTTCCAAGCTTGCGAGTGCAATCGGCTCTGGATTCAATCAATTAGCTCGATCAGCACAAGCAGCCGTAGATCCAGCAGAAAGTTATCGTCAAGATTGGGAGCGTCAAAATCAAGCGGACTTAAATCGCAAAGCCCTCTTAAGTCGAGTTGGAAGTTCCAACGCCATTGTTACTGGGCTGGATGAGCGTGGTGCAGTTGATCTCACCCAGAGTGACGAGTACAAGCGTTTTGCTTTCACTCCCGAAGGTCAGTTCGAGCGCTACTTCAAGACCCCTGAGATGGATCAGTACTTTGGTACTGCCTCTCGTGGTGATGCTGCCCCGAAGGACGTCGAAGCGATGAAGGCGTTGGCGGGACAAACCGTGGCGCCAGGTAAAACCCCTGAAGAGCTGTCCGTTTTCTACCGCGCTGAGAGCGCCATGGGTCGCGCCCAGATGCCGCAGATCCAGCAAGCTCTTGGCTACGAAAAGGGTTCTGATCTGGCTAAGTGGGCTGAAGCCAATCCGATGCTGGCTCAGCGTCTTTACGCGAAGGAAATGGGTAAGCGGGAAGCCGCAGGTCAAGTGACACCTGGTGTTACCTATGCGGGTGTAACTCCTCAGCCTCTTGGAGATGAAAGTTTCTCCGTGGCTGCTAATTCGGTTCCGGCTCCTTGGAATACTCAAGGTGCCAAGGTGTCTGGTGAATTTGCGGATGTTGTGCCCTTCCAGGTTGCCAAAACCACGGGCGAAGGTATGCCCGAGTTCCAGACCACTCTGGGTCAACGGGCTGAGCAATTGATCAGCTCCGTTAAGCGTGATCGCGGGATGTTCTGATCATGATGATGGACAATGACTTCCCGATGATCTCTAAGGAGACTTCGAATCCTCGGAGCCCTTACGATATCTATAAGGTCCCGGACTGGGCCAAGCCGAAATATCCGCCGCAGCCGCAGGAACCTGAAAAAGAAGGTCCAGTGAAGAATGCTGCTGGTCTTGGCTACCTTCAGGAATACATTGCTGGAATGAACCGTTATCAGCAAGCTGGTACGGATGTTCCGGATTTCGGCGTGCGGATGGATTACGCCCAGCAGGCAGGCGGTCCATTGGTGGGTCAAACTATTGCTCAGAGTATCCCCGTTGGACAGGATCCTATCTTCCCAATGGGACAAGAGGAATTCAGCGATTACGTACGTGGTCGGATGGAGCAAAGGAATCCACCCAACCGACCGATTCCTGCTGACATCATGCGTAGAATAGAGGGTGTTCGAGCCAAGTACGGATTCGGCTCCGTCTGATCATGCCTACGCAACTCATCAAAAAGTACCTTGAAGAAGTTGCACGTTGGTTAAGAAATCAACAAGACTATTGTGATTGGACCGTAGGGATGGAGCCAATCCCTGGGGATAAAACGTGGGCAAAAAAATCTTGCGGTTTGTGTGAGTCTTGCTCTTGTAAAATGAGTGATAAGAGCAAGTAGAAAGGCATTTAAATGTCTCAGACGAAGGCACAATTAGTTTCTGGTTTAAATCTCAACCCTTCTGCACCCGCGACTGCCCTGCAGATTGATGCAAGTGGAAATATCAATATCGACAGCAATACTCTCTACGTTGATGCGGCGAATAACCGTGTAGGTCTGGGGACTTCTAGTCCTAGCAGTTTGTTGCATTTGAGTGTCGCCACCGCAGCATCGGATGGCACGAAGGGTGTGCGAATTTCTAACCCTGCGGGTACAACTGCCATATTTGAATGTGGCTCTAGTAACGATAGTTACATTGGGACCACAAGTGGTAGCGATTTTTCAATTCGCACCAACAACACTCCACGGATCTACGTTACCAATGGAGGCAACGTAGGGATTGGCTCTATTTCGCCTGATGCGAATAGCCAGCTTCATGTTGTTGGATCTAGTTATCAACCTTTATACATTAATACCACTGGCACTGGTGGGGGTGGCGCAGCGTTTCTTCGCTCAGGCACTCAAGCCCTTTATGTGGGCACCGCTGGGGGGAGCTGGCTTACTGGGTCTTCGACCGCAGATGGACTTATTCGATCAGAAGCAAATCTCATTTTTAGTATTGGCAACAGCGAAAAAACCCGCCTCGACAGCTCGGGACGC